AGCTTAGGAAGTGAGGAATCGGAACGATGACTCGCCCTAACGTTGATCTTGGCCGCGCGTTCTTAGAGCGCGCAGTAAAGGTGGCGTCAGACCCAGACGCGGACACTCACGAGCGCGCTTACGCTCAACAAGTTGTAGCCGCTGTAAAATCGGCCAACGACAAACATCTTGGTCAGGTTTTTGCGCAGCTTAGGAAGTGAGGAACAGCATGAGTAACAAGATGACAAAGGTAGCGGGGCAAGTTCCCGGCGTTCTTCACGAGGCTGCGCAGCACATGCGTAAGCTAGCTGAGGCCAACGTCGGCCTTGCTGAGGAAAACGACGGTCTTCGGCACGAGCTTCGCACGATGAAGCTTGCTCGCCGTATGGAGGTTCGCGGGATTGAGCCAGCGCTCGACTTTGAGTCGAAGGTGGCGAAGATCGCGCAGCTTCCCGTCACTAAGCTAGCGGCCGTAGAAGAGGCCGTTGAGCTTACAGCGGGTGGGTTCCGCCTCGGGCACGTCGAGCAGCCGCAGACGGGCGAGAAGCGGGCTTCGAGCGGGGAGCTTTACTCCGCCGGTGACAGCGGTGATGTGTTAGAGGGTTTCGTAGAGACAATGTCCGCCTACAGCTGAGGCTCGGCTGGCCAAGGCTAGGTAAAGAAAGCAACTAGGAGAGAACCACCATGGCATCGTTTGATCGCAAGTTCGAGATCATCCAGCCGACCCTCGACCGCCTTATGCGCAAGCCGCTTGAGGTGGCAGACGTGGGTCTGCTTAATCCCCAGGGCACCTCGCCCGTTCCCCTTATCGACGGTGAGATCGTTCAGGTCAACTCGTCGTACAAGTGGGCGCGCGGGACTGACGCCGCGAAGCCGGGCTTCTTCGTTATCGAGGATCGCGGCGACTACGGTGTTCAGGCCTCGCGTAAGCTCTCGGCCATCATCGGCCCGACCTTCGAGGCGGACACGGTTGTCTTTGACAACGTCGGTGTCGTCACGCTTGGCCAGGCGCTCATGGGCGGCGTTGTGAACAACGCGCTTTCGGGCAGCGTGGCGCGCTGGGGCCTTGTGGCTCACGCGGGCGCTAACATCGTGCTCGGTTACGTCATGCGGCTTCCGGCCAGCAACGGTAACCGCCTCCGCTTTATCCAGACCTTCGCCTGAGCCCCAGGGAAGGCAAAAGAGAACCAGGGCCAGGAAAGGAAAGGAACCACATCATGTCGAACGCCAAGGAGATGCTACTCAGCCAGCTCTCCGATCCGGGTGCAAAGAGCAAGATTGCTGCCCGTTTCGGTGGGTACATTCGGGACCGCCTTCGTGAGGCGTCGTTCGTTGAGCGGGTTCTGCCGCCCGAGAACGTCGACCGCTCGCAGTGTCAGGTCTCGACCAATCACGACGCGCTCGTGAAGATCGAGTACCTTGAGCCGCGCAGCCGCGCGATGGTTGTCACGTTCCGTGGCGAGCCGCGTGCGAACTTCATCCGGGGTGAGAAGGTGGAGGTTCCCTTCATCACGATCATGTCGGAGATGTTCCAGAAGCCGGAGCAGGAGTTCCTTGCTTACGCCTTCCCAATCGGGAAGGTCATCGAGCAGAACGCCGTCCGTGACCTGGGCGAGATCCAGGACCGCGAGTTCACGATTCACATCGAGAGCGCGGTTCAGGCCCTCCAGACGGAGGCCAACGGTGGCGTCGCTACGGCGCTCAACGCGGCCACCATCGGCGCGGGTTCGGTCGTGGAGTTCTCGGTCACGAAGGGCGAGCTTGCTCGTATCGCGGCCACGAACGACGCGGTTGTTCGTCCTATCCAGCGCCCCGACGTGGTTCGGCTCATGAAGCTGCTCGACGGCAACCGCCTAGAGTCGGACATGATCCTTATGACGTCGCAGGACTGGAACGACATCCTTCAGTGGACCGTCGAGGACCAGGGCGACAAGATCCAGTCGGAGACGGTCGTCAACGGCTACAAGTACAACCTGCTTCTTGGCAAGCGCTATGTCCGTACCATCAAGACGGACATCCTTCGCCCGGGCAACGTGTACTGCTTCACCTCGCCGGACTTCCTGGGGCGCTTCTACGTGCTCAACCAGGTCAAGTTCTACATCGACAAGGTCATCAACATCATCAAGTTTGTCGCTTGGAAGGATGTTGGCATGTCGATCGTGAACATCGCCTCGGTTCGTAAGCTGGAGCTGTACTCCGGCGACGCGAACCCGACGACGAACGCGAACGCGATCCTTGCCTCGGTTACGCCGGTGAGCGAGGAGAACCTGGGCGCGCAGAACAACCGTGCGGGCAACCGCCAGTTCTACCCGCAGGTTGTCAGCTTCTGATAACTAGGGGGAACGGCCCCAACCCCAGTACGGAGGGGCACCGGCTACTGTGCCGGTGCCCCTTTGTGCTGATATAAGCAAAAAACAAGGAGCGCCACATGATCCAAGACCAGGTTATCTACGCGTTTGGCTCAGGACGTGACCCGCAGACAAAGATGGCACGTCGGCTTGACCGTTTTGGTGAGCGGACTTTCCGCATCGGTGCGGATGTCGTAGTCCGCGCAGGTCGCCGGATTCCCATCTCAGTGAAGTACATTGCCGACCACCTAGAGGAGGTTATCGGTCATGTAGAGCGGGGAGCCCTTAGGCTTCAGAGCGACTCGGACCGCTACTTAGACCCGAACGAGCTGCGTGCTCTCGTTCGTGGGGAGCCGCTAGTTAAGGCGTCAGAGGAGTATCGGCCGGAGCCGGAGCCTGAGACTGAAGTTCTTCCCCAGGCTGAGCCTGAGGTAATGGAGCCTCTCGTCGAGACTCCCGCCGTTGAAGATGACGCCCCGGAACCCACTAGCTCTCCTCTTGAGGAGCCCGAGCAGGTAGAGGCCGAGATGGCCGCTCCCGCCTACGAGCCTCTCCCAGATGGCTGGCGTACGCAGAGCAAGCGCGTTCTGCTTACCCTCGGCTTAGAGCGTGGCCTTAACGTTAACGACAAGATGTCGAACCGCGAGCTAACCGCGGTCCTGTCATCTTTCGAGAGCAGCCAGGGCGCTTGAGTGCCTACCCAGCTACAGCCATTAGGGCAGTCAAGCTCTGACGCGTTTAACGCGCACATTCAGAGCGTTCGGCTGTTCACCCGCGATTTCTCTGAGCTTAACCTCCTCATTCGTGGGGAGGAAAGCTCAGACCGCATGGTTGCCTGGGCTACCGTAGACTTTTTAAGCGACTTTAATGGCACCCCGTACCTGACAAACTACTCTCTGGATGATCTGTTTTCTCTAAATCTCCAGAGCTTCTGCGTCCGGGGAACTGTCATCAGCTTGATGCAAAGTCTGATGATCTTCTACGCAAGGAACCACCTTCCATTTTCGGATGGTGGGCTGAGCGTATCCATCAACGACAAGGCGCCCATCATCCAGTCCATGCTGGGATTGTTTCAGAGCGCCTACGAGCAGCAAAAGCGACTCGTAAAAACGTCGTTGAACGTAGAGGGGATTATGGACGCCAGTCCAAGCGGTGTACACTCGGACTACTACGCGCTGTCGGCCATCGGATTCTACTAAAGCCACAAGCCGCGTTTGGGCAAGTTCGCCGCGTTTGTGGGCAAGATCAGAAGGAACTAGGCCATGCCACACAAGATCATCGTCGGGACCCGAGAGACGCTAGAGGATTACATCAACGGGGCAACGCTCGGGAACCCAATCCCTACGCTGGACTTGCCTGTGGGGGGAAAGACCCTGGTCTTTACGACTCCGGCGGTAACCGTGACCTTGTCAGGTGCCGTAGGTTCGTTTATGTCGCTAGCGGCGGTTGTGACAGAGATCAACGCCGCTGTTGGCTCTACGGTCGCTGTTTCACGCGCGTATGACTACGGCCCGCACACAACGAGCCGCGCGGGCGACGGAAGGCTCATCCCTAAGCAGCGCCTCGTGTTTCAGCGAGATGCTGGGCTGGCGCTGGATGGGACTGGAACGGCGCTTGCGGACCTGGGGCTATCGGCCTTTACCTCTGCTGGCATCATCCCGATTGCTAAGATCTCTGGGATGACGGGCGGACCCTCCTTTGGGCAGCTAACACTCATTGTCTCTCCGTGAGGGCTCTAATGCGCCACTACCAAGAGCTGGACCTAGACATCCTATCTCTTCAGAAGTCTGCCGGTACACCGGTTCAGGGCGGCATCTTTTTGCACGCTCTTCGTAAGCTGGCTGCTCCCGGCGAGGCCGCACCAGACCAGAATCTGGCTACGCACACTGAGGCGGTAGCTTCGGGTGACGAAGCGTCCCCTGCTGATGCAGAAGCGCTGTACCAGCAGGCAACTCCTGATACCTCGGGCCACCTTGAGGGTGAGTTTGCAGTTCCGGTCGATCAGGCCGTGATGACGATGGCCCAGCTTGTTAGTCACGAGCTAAAGCTTCAGCTAGCCTACCTCTTCTATGCGGAGATGCTCCGCGGGCTTAACCGCGACCTGTCCAAGGTGTTTGGCGACATCGCTAAGCAAGAGATCGAAGATGCTCAGTATCTCCTAAAGCGTATCTCGGTCCTCATGCCGGGCGGTGTGCAGATTCCCATTCCGCCCAGCCCGACTCCAATGGTGGATCCAGTTCAGATCCTTAACCAGATGATTGCCGGGGAGCAGCAGGCTATTGTGCTGCTTAAGGCTCTGCACAGCCAGATGGGGGAAAACCCCATGAAGTACACGGTCGAGGAGATGCTCTCGGAGGAGCAGGGACACCTTGATAAGCTTTGGCAGTTTATGCCAGCTGGCGTTCCGATGCACCAGTCCCCGCAGCCCATGATGGAAGTGGCGCAGGTTCCGGCCGCAGCGGGGCCTAAGCTAGCTGCGGCGATTAAGATCGCTCGACGCAAGAGCGCGCAAGAGATGGTGCCTGCGCCGGGCTCAGAGCCCATTGAGTCCTACGTTCAACGTGAGCACCAGTTATCTTTAGCCCAGAGTGAGGCCGAGCGGCAGGATCTTGCCGCTCGGCTACAGCAAGCGCAGAACACTGCCGCTCAAGTTCAGATGATGGCCGAGCAGTCGAACATGTCTGCGCAGCAGGCAGCGATGCAGGCAAGCCAGGCTATGCAGCAAGCAGCGGCCCAGCAGCAAATGGCACAGGCTGCGCAAACTGCCACAACTCAAGCGCAGGCCCAAGCCGCTGCGGAAGCCGAGGCAAAGATGCGGCTCTCCGTGCGGTTGTCTCAGATTCGCCAGCAGCTAGCGAATATGGCTTCGCAAGATGCAGCTGGTGAAGAGGGTCTTGGCATGCCGGCTGTTGCTGGTCCGGGCGACGTATCTACGGCTACTCAGCAGCAACAGCAAATGGCCCAGCAGCAGGCTATTGGTCAGCTAGCTTCCGAGCAGATGGCCGCTATGCAGCAGGGCGGGCCTCGGGCTAAGGAAGAGACCGCTGAAGCGCAGCGCGCCTCTCAGGAAGCGCAGATTCAGGGGCAACAAGCAGCGATTAGCCAGGCTACGGGCGCCTGACAGGAGATAACGATGTCTCGTCGAACAGATTTAGATGACGTGGTAGCTGGCCTCATCGCGCCCCACCGCACAGAGACCCCAGAGGAGTTGTCTTTGTTTGATATGCGCGCCCTAGCGGATCTGCGAGAGGGTCAAAAGCTTGCTGCAAACGGAGACCCCCTTCGGGAGAAGATGCATCGGCTAGGTCAGCTCAAGAAGAAGTCTGAGCTAGACCCAGAGTTCACAAAAAAGCTCGTAGCTCAGTTTAATGCGCCCGTTGACCGCGGTTCGTTAGAGCGAGCAGTTGCTTCCCGCGGGGCGTCTGCTCCCCCTGTTGGGCTTGGCACTAAGATCAAGGGGTTAGTCAGCAAGATTAAGCGCGCAGAAGACGTTGAGTACGGCGGCCAGGTAAACAACGGGATTGCCACGGCTCCCGAGTGGCCCCGTGCTGCGCTTGGGATTGACTCTGCGGGCCGCCTCGCAACTCGTGAAGAGCGCCGTCAGCAAGACACAAGCGTCTCTCCCGACGTACAGCACGTAAGCCCCCGAACCGACGGCGAAGGCTTTGTTACCAAGGGCGCCCACGACGAGAAGCTGATCTCGCTGTTTAGCGGCGGGGTGGCTAAGGTTGCTCGTGAGCTTCAGAGCCACAAGACGGTTGAAGATCTTACCAAGAACATGAAGCCGGGCGACGTCGTTCTTATGACGCCCCAGCCGCTTCCCGAAGATGCTGGCCTGCTCCAGCGGATTGGTGGAAGCGTCTTTGGTGCTGTATCCGGAGCCATTCAGGGCAAGTACACCCACGCAGGTATCTACACCGGTGATGGCAACGTAATCGACATCCGCGCCGAAACGGGTGTGCGCAAGGTTCCTTTGAAGAGTCTAACCAAGGATCTTGGGGTCGCCGTGGTGCGCCCCAACGTCCGGGGTAAAGCGCGGCAAGAAGCAGTTCAGCGCGCCGAAAGCTACTTCAAGAACCGGGATAAGATCCACTACAACACGAAGGATCTCATTCCCGCGGCGGCTAGCGCCTTCATGGACATCGGCGACAAGCCGATTAACGAGAACCAGGTTATCTGCTCGTCGATGGTCGCCAACGCGTTTGGCAAGCATCGGATTGCTCCTGGGGTAGCTCGCCACGCCACAAAGCCCTCGGACTTCCTTCAGTCCCCGCGGGTTAGTTACGTCGGAAAGTACGACGCGCCCACCAAGGTATCTGCCGCGCTTGGCAAGTACGCCGGCATGAATGACCGGGCTGGGATGGCGCTTAGTGAGCTGTTCCATAACAACCCGTCTGCGGTTGCGGCGGCAGAAAAACTGAAGAAGACGCTCGGCCCGCCCAGAGGACTGCCAGTTGGCCCTCGCACCGACAGAACAAGGTTTATAAGGATTAGCAACCTAGACCTGCCGGGGGTCAAGAAGTCGTCTATGAAGGTCGCGTTCAAGCCGGGCCAGATCCTTACCGGTGGACTGAGCAGCGCCGCCCCGCACGACTTTGGTGGCATCGCTTCCGCTATCCGTAAGTTTGAGAGCGGCGAGGCTCGCGCTGCTAGCCGAGTAGCGCCT